AATCGCATCAGAGAGTGTCTGGGCGCCGATTTTAATTTTACTGAAATCTACATGTTCTTTGCCATTCAAATTGTTTCACCTTTAGGGACGCAATTCGGCGCGCCCATATCCTTTCTAATATCCCGCGAGGCGAAAGATGTAGTCATAAGAGATTAAACTTTCGTCTGTGTACGGAATAACAACAAGAGTGTAACCATGTTCCTTACAGTATTCTCTCTTTAAAGTATCATTATGAACCTGTTTCCTCAATCCTTCCATACCCCCAAAGACGCTCTTTGGTTTGTAATGTTGGATGCCATTGTATTCAACCAGGAAGTCGATTTCACCACCGTCATCAAAGATACAAAAGTCAAAACGTAAAGGGTTACCCCTTGAACTAACCAAATCTGGAAAAGAGTACTCTTCTTCAAAGTCAACCCCCGCTTTTTGTAAAATTTCTTCTATTTTAATTTCTGCACGAGAAGCTCTCATAAGCGACTCCTTTCTACATTAAATAAATTATATCATCTTTAGTTTCTACTATTTTGTCCGCGGGACCTACTTGGCCGCTTTTCGGATAGTGTTCCCGCATCAATTAAATAGCATTAAAGAAGACATTTTTCTTTTCTTTCTTCTTTTCTTTAAATCCTCTTGCATGTGAACATAATGGAGTCCATAAATGAAAGCAGAGAATTTATCTTTCTTAATACTCTTAGAAGAACGTTTTAAAACAATATTTAAACCTTCTGTTGACTCAACTAAATTGAGCAACTCTTCACGCAGCGTAGTAGTTGCCGCATAAGGTTTAAGATAAGCATATCTTTGTGGCGTAGACATGCTTCTACCAACTTGTGTAGCAAGTAAATTCGTTTTAGCTTCTGTTTCATCAATTAACAAATTTACCTTTCCGGCACTTAATTGAGATTTTGCATAAGAATACATCTCAGAGTTCATGCCGGCATTAGCTTTAATTATATACAAAGCATTTAATTCTGTTGCTTGTGTTCTAAACGCTTTATATTTTCCATCATCATCATTCTCAACGCCAAATGGAGGTAACATGTCTCCAGTCTCAGGGTCTTCATTTGAAATAACTAAGAAGTCTACTAAACCAGCACCAACACCATTTCCGTCGACTACCATCGACTGACATTTGTATTGATAATATAAACGTTTTAAGTGTATAGCCTGAATACCAAAATGTTCAGCTTCAAAGCTGTAAATGTTTACTAAATTTTTTATATCTTGGCCATACTCTTGTGGATTTATTTTCCAGATACATGCCTCAGTGGTACATCCAAATCGTCCAACATCGACACTCATTATATAATATCCATGTTTTCCTTTTCTCTCTGAAGCTGTTGTTTCTGCTTGTTTTAAAACTCTGTTTTTATCAATAATCTCAGGAGTAAAGAAAGCATCTTCACTTGCACCACTCCATCTACTATTGTATTCTCTATCGAAACTCTCTTCTCGGAAAGTGTCCTGGCTTCTTAAGTCATCTACGAAAGTTTCTTTTAGCAAACCCTCTTTAACAGGAATCTGATAAGTTCCACCCATCACCATCACTTCATCTTGGTCAATAGCACCACGAACAAATAATTCTTTAAGTTTCTTGAAAGCAAAAGACTCTCTAAATCCGGCTGTTGTAATATAAACCTGACTTTGGTTAATAATTTCTTCTGGGTGTCTGGTTCCATCAGGAAGCAGCCTATCAACATTCATCGTAGGAATCAGAATTTCGTTCAACGCGTCCTGGTCAATCAATATAGCTTCCTCAAGAACTCCTGCTGTACGACGCTGCCCACGGGAAGTTTCAGTGGCTGGCATATTTCCTAACTTAGAGCCATTCTTCCAAACATAACTAACACTATCTTTTGAAGTTTTTGAAGCTCCTCGCTCATGGTTAATTTCATTTGCAAAAGCGGGTATTAGGCTTTCAATCTCACTAACCTTTTGCAGCGTAATGGACGCCGCCTGTTCTTTACCTCCAGTGGAAACGAATACGTCGATACCTGGGTAGAGGGTACATCGGATCATCTGCAATAGCACCGTTAAGAACGATTTACTAACTTTGTATTCGACAAAAATCGCAACCTTTTGCCCGTTCTCTTATGAACTGCTTATAGTTTCCTATAAGAATAGACTATCTCACATCTCTATTAAAGAGATTTTCCCATTTCGATTTAAGGGGTTCTCACCCACCTCATTAGCTTAGGCCCTACTCCTGTTGCTTCTATTTATATTCCTCGGAAGCTAAAGGATAGTCGTTGAAGTTTCTACTAATTGACATTTAGTAGCTTACCTGCGGATTCCCATATGAACATTCACTTAGGGTTCCCGCAATTAAAGAAATTTTCTTATTTTAACAATAAGGCGCTAGTATTAACGCTCGAGGGAAGGTACCGTAAAAATAGCGGTGTCTACATGCTGCACGTAGAAAGATGCGCTGATAGGTGTAGAATTTAAACTTCGATTCAGGACCCTTCACAAAGTCCACAAAAATATCTGGATATTCCCTAAAAAAAGCGATGAGATTCCTCAGCTCAGGAAGAATCTCTCGCAATCTTTCTTCGGACATACCTTCTTTTTTAAATTCTCTTTGATGGGATTGATGTAAAATTGCTTCTAAACTCATATTCCCACCCTTTGAGCATCTTCTTCAGCTTCTTCTGCTCGTCTTTCTTTCTCAACCACAAAATCATCATCTGTTAAAGTTTTCTTGATACCAGTCTTCTTTTCCTCTTGCCGATCTTTCTTTTCTTCTTCTTGCACTTTTTTCTTCATCAAATAGTTTTCCATAGCATCTGCCATTGTAGGGTCATCAGCAAACAAATGATAATTATAATCTTTAAGGTCAGTAATAATGGTATCTATTATATCATAAGGAGCTTTAATTTCATATCTCGGAATTGCGCCCCCTTCTTTTTCACACCAACGAACAAGAGCGCCAATAGAATCAAAATTTTCTTTTTCTTCTTCTTTCTTTTGTGCGGCAGTAAACTTAGAAGATTTTCTTAAGTCATTATAAACTCGACTAAGTTTTTGGTAGCCTTCATAATCGCCGCTATCCAAAGCCTGATTTAATTTTAATTCAGTTTTGCAAATGAGAATTAAGGCTGACTTAGAGTCCGAATCTCTAATATCAAAAGATTCAGTCATCTCATTATATTTTTTCTCTAAATCAATCCATTCATTCATCGAATAATCTCTACCCCACTTCAAGAGTAACATCTTCTTATCTTCATCTGTTAAATCTTTTGTGAGGTCAGGAAGTTCAATCTTAGAGACCTCCGAAAAGGGTCCCGCCAACATATTATTAGCGTCAATAGCAGAAAAATGAGAGGAAGGCAGTTCCTCAAAATAATTTGGGATATGTTTCCTATTATTCTCATCTATCTGCTCTTGTATTGTTTGGCGGGCCTTGCAAGCCGCTTTTTGTGCTTCTTCAATTTGTCGCTCTTCAAACTCTTCCTTTTGCTTTACGGCATCTTGATAAGTTTGATATTCAGCTTCTGTAATCGTTCCCTCTTTGAAGCTCTTTTCAACTTGCTCTTGTTGTTTTTTAAAATCTTCTTTTTGAGCCTGCGCTGCAGCCTCTTCTGCTTTCATCAGCTCTTCAGTGTCTGCCCAAGTGTAATTTTTCCACTGTTTAAGTTTCATCTTGCTCAAATATTTCCCAAACACTGCTGTTGAATTGAATTTTTTAGGGTTCTTCGCGAAGTCTTTGTCTCGAATGTTATTCCATGCAGATGGAATATAAGGAACATCATAAGTTTCACATAGCCATGTGAATGTTTCTGGGTCCCAGGCATCCAAATGCATAGTCTCACATTTCTTACACATGTTAGACTTTTCGCCATTCTTGCGAGTATAAAATTCGGTCTCTTTTAATGTTTTACAACATTTAGGACAAAATCTTTTACCCGACTCTGTTGTAACCGCCATTTAATCCCTCCTTTATTTCTTCGCAGCTGCTATCTCTTGATTCTTTTTATTTCTACATTCTTTACAAATGCTATAATAACCATCTTTGCTGCTACCATTTTTTGAAAAGAAACGATTATGGGCTAATTTAGTTTGTCCACAGCAAGAACATGTTTTCCATTTCCCATATTCTTCTTCTGTGTAGTACCAAAGTAAATATTCTTCTTTAGCTTTTTCTGAAATAATCTTAGGAATTTTGTTGCGCCAAAGATGGGACAGGTATTCTGGAGAATAAACTTTACCAAACTTGGCATCAATCTCATCTTGAATCTCATGGTTGGTTTTTCCATCAACCTTAAGAATTAAAATTTCTAAGTAAATAGGATATTTTGGTTCAAGTGCTCGGACAACTAATTCATCTAAATCTTCCATTACATACCAAAGGTCAGAATCAAATCTTCCATAAACACTTTCTTTTAAGTCAGAATAGTTTCTCAATAGAGCAGAAATGTGTAAAGGGTTAAAGAAGTTAATTAAACCATCGCTCACTGGCTCGCCTTTGTCATCAATAGTAATATTCTCTTCAAGAGAAATGGAATATAAGGTCTTTGCAACATGCTTGCCGCGATTAGGTTTTCTGTATTCTTCTTTAAGAATATATTGCTGTTGACGCATTTGAATAAGTTGTTTCTTTAAAATATATTTATCTCTACCTGTTGCTTGTTTTTGCAACTCTTCAACTTCTTCAATTTCTTCAACAAGTTCTCTTAGATTAGGAATATCTTCTAAATCTTCTTCTGTAATTTCAATTTTAGGTGTCAATAGAACCGCCTTGCCTAAATCAGATAACATTCCATAGATTCCATCTTCACCGTTCTCAAGTTTATCAGCCATACCTTGATAAGAAGTCTCTCTCTTATTAACTGTTGTTAATCTATTAGCAGTTAATATCTTCTTTTCTTTTCTTTCTTCTTTGTCCATTTGTAAGACAATATAATCAGCT